TTGGTGGTACAGACGTATTTGTACACAAGTATTTAGGCCCTAAAAATCCTGCTACAGGAGAAGCTACAGCAGGTACTCCAACATATGATGCGGTAAAAGAAACCAATATACAGGACATGATTTTTCTAGAAAATAGAGACAGAAAATATGATCCAAATGTATATACAATTAGAGGCATTTATAATGTTGCTGATATAGATTTTGATTTATCACAGTTTGGTTTATTTTTATCACAAGATATTGTCTTTATGACTGTACCTATTAATTATACAGTAAACGCATTAGGCAGAAAGATAATGTCAGGTGATGTCATAGAATTACCACATTTAAAAGATCCACATGCTCTAAATGATTTTGATCTAGCACTTAAAAGATTCTATGTAGTTGAAGATGTAAACAGAGCAAGTGAAGGATTTACACAAACTTGGTATCCACATTTGTATAGATTAAAACTAAAACAGATAGTGGATTCACAAGAATACAAAGATATACTTGATGCTAAAGCAGAAGAAGGCAGTGACAAAACACTCAGAGATTTACTGTCAACTTATAATACAGAAAAAGAAATAAATGATGCTGTTGTTAAACAAGCAGAAGCAGACTCAGGTAAGTCTGGTTATGAAACAAGTCATTTATATACCCTTCAAGTTGATGAAAAAGGTGTAACAGAACTTGTAACAACAGATACAAGCACACTAGATGCTAGTACACAAAATGAATTAGCAGATAGAATACACCAAACACCAGAAAGAGAAGGTTACGAAGGTTATTTAATAGGAGACGGAATAGCACCAAACGGAGAAGCATTTGGTAGCGGGATAGGATTTCCTACCGGGAGCGTCACTGGAGATTACTTTTTAAGGACAGATTTATTTCCTAATAGATTATTTAGATATGATGGGCAAAGGTGGGTAAAAATGGAAGATAATATTAGAGTTAACCTAAGCAATACTGATACTAAACAAACACAGAGAACTTCGTTTGTTAATAACACAGCTACTTCAAGCATAGGCGGCGAAACCGTAAAAGAAAGACAGAGCCTAGCAGATGCTTTAAAAGCTAAACCGGACAACGAATAATGCAACATTTTTATGATGGACAAATTAGAAGATATATTACTCAGCTAATAAGACTGTTTAGTAATTTCAAGTACAAAGACGGTGAAGGTAAAGAAGTACAAGTGCCTGTTATGTATGGAGATATGACAAGGCAGGTTGCCAACATAATCAGAGACAATAGTGAAAATAAAATACCTTCTGCTCCTAGAATGGCTGTATATATTACTGGGTTAGAACAAGATAGAACTAGGACAGCAGATTCAAGTTATACAAGCAAAGTTCATATTAGAGAAAGAGCTTACGATGAAAATAATAAAGAATACCTAAACACCCAAGGAAAAAATTATACTGTAGAAAGAATAATGCCGTCGCCCTATACATTATCTGTGAATGTTGATATTTGGTCTACAAATACAGAAATGAAATTACAAATAATGGAACAAATTCTTATGTTGTTTAATCCAAGTTTAGAGATACAAACTACAGATAACTATGTAGATTGGAGTAGTTTGACTGTGGTAGAACTAACAAATTTAAATTTTAGTAGTAGAAGTATACCACAAGGCACAGAAACAGAAATAGATATTGCTTCATTAGGCTTTACTACACCAATTTATATTAACTTACCTGCTAAAGTAAAAAAACTAGGAGTCATTACAAATGTTATTATGAGTATTTTTGATGAATCTAGAGGAACAATAAATTTAGGTATGTCGATGCCAGAACTGTCAGCTTACTCGGATACTGAAGATAACCAAGCGAAAACAGATTTACAAACTGGTAGGGTTATAAAAGGTGGTATTGATATTGGAGCTAATAACTATAAAGATTACGATATACTGGTAATGGGCAATACCGCACAAATAGTTGATAGAGGTAGAGTAGGAAGTATAGCATGGGATCAAGTAATTGACCCGCACCCTGGTGTTTACAGAGCAGGACTATCTCAATTACAAATCAAAAGAAAACTTTTAACCGGCGAGACTGGTACAATAAGTATTAATGGTGGTATAACAATTAATGAACTAGATAGAACAAAGTTACAAATAGTATGGGACGAAGATACTATACCTACAAATTCAAGTTTAAACAGTCCAAGTGGTAGAAACAATACAGGTAGTGTAGACTATATTATTGACCCGCAAAAATATAATCCAAATTCAACTACAAAAGTAGCAGGTTTAAGATTGTTACTTCTTGGAAAAATAAATGATAGTGCTAACGTAGGCGGACTTATGACATTTGGCCAGGATCCAAGTGATGGTAGCAGTAAAGATCCATATGATGGTCCAGATGCTTGGAAAAACATAGACGGAAGTGATTTCGTAGCAGGACAAAATGATGTTGTAGAGTGGGACGGGTCTAAGTGGCACATAGTTTTTGACGCTAGTACGGATGATGGTACTACAACCAAATATATTACAAACCTAAATACAGGCGTACAATATAGGTGGACTGGTACAGAATGGATACTCAGCTGGGAAGGTGAGTATCAAAAAGGTACTTGGCGCCTCGCACTTTAAGATAATTATTTACATGAATAGTGAAATCACATGTAGTGGAGCCTTATTCTATGCTTTAAAGACCAAAAGGTTTCTACTACTACATAGAACACAAAGTAAACAAAAAAACGTTTGGGGTTTAGTAGGAGGAACCAATGGAAAGAATGAGTATCCGTGGCCCGCTTTACAAAGAGAAATCACTGAAGAAATTGGACAGATACCAGAAATTTTGAAAACCATACCACTAGAAACATTTGTAAGTAGCGATGAAAAATTTAGTTTCCATACATATTTGTGTGTAACAACAAATGAATTTATTCCTAATCTAAACGAAGAACATGATGGATATAGTTGGGTAAGTTTTGGCAAATGGCCCAAACCGTTACACATGGGTTTACGTAATACACTACAAAACAAAACTAATCAAACTAAACTTAAAACTGTTTTTGACCTTATAGGATATTTAGAGAATGAAAAAAATTAAAAGCATCACTATCGTTGGCGGTGGATCAGCGGCATGGCTAGCCGCAACTTATATACAAAATAATTTTTGGGACATGCCTTTAACGGTAATTGATAAAGAAGTAGGTAATCCAATAGGAGTTGGGGAGGCAACCGTTTTAACATTTCCACACTTTTTAAGGCAATGTGGTATAAATTTACCTCAATGGTTTCAAAATGTAGACGGAACATACAAGGCCGGCATTGACTTTCCAAACTGGGTAGAACCTGGCAGAAAAATTTATCATCCTTTCTTTCTAAATAGATCGTATTTTGATTTGAAATGTACTCAGTATGATATATGGGCACAAGATCAAAGTATGGATTTTAGAAATAAAAGTATTCCTAGCTATCAGAACACAATGATGAATAAAGTAGATATGTTCAATGCTTTCGAAACTTTAGCATATCATATTGATGCTGGTAAACTTGTAACAGAATTACAGAATATTTGTGCTAATACAGTCAATATAATCAAGAGCGATGTTGTAAAGGTTAATAAAGACCTAGATGGCTATATAACCAGCCTCGAACTTAAAAATGGTGTAACACATACATCAGACTTTTATCTCGACTGTACGGGCTTCTTATCGCTGTTAAAAGACCGAAAAAAGGTCGAGTTACTAGATACGGGCAGACTGTTTACCAATGCCGCAGTAGCAGGCCATGTACCATATGAGGACATGGAAAAAGAACGTGTACCATACGTTAGTTGTCCTGCTGTTGACCACGGTTGGATATGGAAAATACCTACACAATCAAGAATCGGTTCTGGTATGGTATTCAATAGTAATATCACAGATCCAGATGAAGCTAAGAAGTATTTTTGTGAACATTGGAACAATAGAATAAAACCAGAAAATTTAAAATTAATTGATTGGACACCTTACTATAGTGAAAACTTTTGGGAAAAGAATGTTGTATCCATCGGCCTAAGTGGTGGTTTTATTGAACCACTAGAATCAACAGGACTTGCTAGTATGACTTACGGAGTACAGGAACTTGCTTTACACATACCACAGTATGCCTATACTCAAGATAACATAGATACGTACAACAAGTCAATGATGTCTTGGTTCTCAGATGCTGTTGATTTTGTAGGCAGTCATTATGCTGACACCAAGTGGGACACCAAGTTTTGGAACTATGTAAAACAAAAGCATGTTAAATCCGATAGACATTTATTTTATGAAGATTGGCTTAAAGACCCTCAAAGAACTTTTTATTCAGATGTGTCTAGTAAAACTTTATTCCATCCGCAGAACTGGCAACTATGGTTAATACAAATGGGCTACCCTGTCAATGTTGATCTAAATAGATTAAGTCCTATGCAGATTGATTTTGCGATGCAGGAATTTTTACGTTCAGAAGAAATTAGAAACAAATTAAGCATATCACACAAAGATGCTATTGAAACTACCAATATGGGTTATGATTGGTTTGAACGATATCATACTACAGGAGACTTTTAATGAAAATAGTTATCGTAGGAGGCGGGACTGCTGGTTGGTTAGCCGCATTGATGATTTCCAAAATACGTCCAGAGCATTCGGTAACTTGTATTGAAAGTAGTAAAATTGGAATTATAGGAGCTGGTGAAGGCAGTACAGGTTCATTAACAAACATAGTCCAAAACGAGATGCATAATCTAGGTTGTGTTGAGAAAGACTTTATAGAAGAATGTGACGCTACAATAAAGCTAGGAATAAAACACATAGGTTGGAATCCAGATACAGTAAGCCATTACTACGGCCCTATTGATGGATCTCCTACAAGTTATGATTCACAGGATTTAGTTTTTTTAAATGCTTTAGGATACCGAGACAAAGAATTACTACACATTTCTACTGAACTAGGCTACAAGATACATCATAATAAAAATAGTTTTCCTGATCATAACGGTAATCACGCTTACCACTTTGACGCACACAAGGTGGGAAAATATTTTAAAAAACTTTGTGATACTGTAAAACATATAGATTCGGAAGTTAATGAAGTAGTATTACATCCTGAAAGTGGTTATATAAAAGAATTAAAGTTAAGCAATGGCCAAACAGAATCAGGAGATATGTTTATAGATGCTAGTGGATTTGCCCAAATTTTAATGAAAGCAGTAGGTAGTAAATGGAAAAGTTACAAAGAAAATTTACCTGTAAATAGTGCTTTACCTTTTTTATTACCATATGACAAAGATGAAAAAATTGAACCTGTAACAAATGCTTGGGCACAAAAGAACGGATGGTGTTGGCAAATTCCTACATTGAACAGAAGAGGTTGCGGTTATGTATTCTGTGATGACTTCGTTACTCCTGAACAAGCACAAGTTGAACTAGAACAAACCATAGGAAAGAAAGTAGAACCTATTAGATTGTTAAAATTTGAAAGCGGACGACAGGAAACATTATGGATAAAAAACTGTTTATCAGTTGGATTGTGTGCGGCTTTTGCTGAACCTTTAGAAGCAACAAGTATACATACAACTATATTCCAACTAAAACATTTTGTATACGGGTGTTTAGGTAGAGACGTAGATCAGACATGTAACGTAGGACAGGTGGCCGATTACAATAATATTAATGGTCATTTATATGATATACTTAAAGATTTTTTAGTTGCTCATTACACATGTGGTAGAAAAGATACAGAATTTTGGCAATATATTGACAGTGGTAAAACAATGACTCCTTTCGTTAGAGATCCT